GTCAATGCGGTTGTTAATTCTTCATCTTGCATATATTCTGCAATTTCTGTCAAACCATTAATCTGATCTATTGCATTTTTTTGTGTATTTTCTGTCATTTTTTCTCTCCTGTTAGTTGATCTAATAGTTCAAATTCTATTATGGCTAATCTTGTTTTTTTGTTACCCTCGCCCAGAACAACCACAACTGCTGGGGACTTGTCTGTGCCAGCCTGCAAAGAATCTGTAACGGCTTTGGCCCAAATTTCTTGATTAATAGTAAAAGATTTTTTTGTTTCTTTAAAATCAATAACAAAATTTTTCCAAGTTGCATCACCCTTTTTGGTGTTACGACCAGAATTTTTATGCCGTTTAGCATTTATTCTTTTACTTTCGTTTTTCTCGCTCATAGTCTTTCTTCTTTTTATATTTAACTTGAAAAAGTTGTATTTTAGACAAATGTTTATTGCTACACATCCAAGACGCTATCCCAGTATCTAAATAGACTCTCATAGTTTTTACCTCTTCTTTACATGTTTTACAAGGAAATTGTCCTGGATAAACACTAAATTGTTCAGACATTATTTAATTTATTTTTCAATATTTGTTGAAAATTTAAATCGTCTTTAGCGCGTTTAATAAGACCATCTCTACCTTGAATTTTTGATCCATCTTCTAGTTGATACCATGCTCCAGTTCTGTTGACAATGCCAACGCTTTCTGCTGTATCAACAAGATCTCCAATTGAATCAATGCCAATATTATCTCCTCTAAAATAGAAATCATATTCTCCAGACTGAAAACCTGGAGAAATTTTAGAAAATTGCAATTCCCAACGAACCTTACGACCAATTTTTTCTTCAATAAGTTTATCACCTACATGAATTTTTCCTTTAATTGCTTGATTGTCTGATTCAGATGAGAATAGTTTAATAACACAGGAAGAATAAAATTTTGTGGCTTGGCCACCAGATGGTTGTTGACTTGTATACATAGAATTAATGTTGTTTCTTGATTGAGATATTAAAACTAATAATGTTGGTTTTATTTTATTATTAGCATAATTAAGCATTTTCCAGGCATTGCTAAAGTCTCTTGACTCTGCGCCAATTTGTTTAGTATTTTCAAGAGGCTTCATTTCATCTGTGTCTTTTTCAAAATAAATTGCAGGCAGCAAAGAAGTAATAGAATCAACAACAATTAAATCAACACCAGCATTCATTAATCCAACACCTACATCTACCATATCGCTAATAGTACGTACTTGTGAGTAGATAAGTTTTGTTGAATCTACTCCAAGTTTTTTAGCCCAGTCTTCAGAATATGACATTTCTGAATCTATCCATGCACAAATTTTGTTTTCTTTTTGCGCTAAAGCAATCATTTCTAAACACATTGATGATTTTGCTGATGACTTGCTGCCCCAAATTAATACTTGTCTACCATATGGCAAGCCACCATTTAATGCACGATTAAGACCAAAACTTGATGTGGGCTGATGATCAAGGGTAATGTTTTCTCCTGTACCCAAACGTTTACGTATTCTTGGATCTAATTGCGAAAATACTTCTTCTACACTAATTGACATTTACATCCTCCATAATTACTGTTCCTGTTTTAGTTTTGCCCAGAACAAATTTATAAGCATTGCCCTCTTTTATATGCATGTATGCTTTTGCAAAAGATGTTGGAAATATTGTAACAGACTGTAAGTCTCTAGATGTATCTGCTATCGTTAAAGATGCCATTCTTTTTCCTTTTTTAGTTAACCTTGGTTTAAATGCTATAACAAACATTTCATCATCTTTGTATGGCAATTGTCTATAATTTAAAAATTTAACAAGTGCATTTGATGAATTTTTTATTTCATCGACGGGAATTGCAGAAACAATGCGATTATCATTAGCAACAATAATATAAGTACGACCAGTCTCAATAACGGTATTTTCATCATCAAATACACCAACAGATCCAGTTTTATCTAAAATCTCAACTCTTGACCAACCCTTTCCTCTTTTAATTATTTTAACCATTCCCATTAAAATGAAAGATCCTTTTTCTTCAAAATCACAAATTTCATTAATAAACGCATGATAATGAGAAGGAACTGTAATGTTAAATTCTGGCAAGTTTAAATACTCATAAAGATTTTCATTTATTTTATTTTGATCTTTAGGATTATCTTCAAACGTTAATGCTCCAATGCAATTCATAGATTGAAGAGCACGACTGTTAGTGCCGCTGCCTTTTGTAAATGTAAAATTTTCTACTTCTTTGTAAGATTTAAATGGCCTTGCCGCTATGTATTTTTCTGCAATAGTATTAGAAATCCATTTAATAGCAGATAAACCAAATCTAATTCCTTTACCTTCAATTTTAAAATCAATATCTGATTCATTTATATGAGGTAATTGAATTGAGATACCCATACGTTTTGCTTCAATTAAATATTCTGTTCTTGTATCTTTATTATTCTCATTTTTAAGAAGAGCAAACATAAACTCTAACGGATAGTAGTATTTGAGCCACGCCGTCCAATACGAGACAGTACTGTAAGCAACGGCATGTGATTTGTTGAACGAGTAACCAGCATGAGCCTCAAAACTATGCCACAAATCCAAAGCGGTGTTAGGAGTAATAAAAGCAGAAGCGCCTTTAACGAATTTATCTTTGAATTCATCAAACTCCCTAGCATCTTTCTTTTTTCCAATAATCTTACGAACTTTGTCAGCCTCAGCCATTGTCATTTTGCCAAGTTCAACGCAAGTTTGCATTACTTGTTCTTGGTATAGGATACACCCATATGTTTCCTCTGTAATTGGTTTTAATACTTGATGCAAATAATCAATATTTTGACGTCCATGTTTTCTAGCGATATAGTTTTTACCAATTGTATTCATGGCTCCTGGACGTACTAAGGCATTAGATGCAGCCAATTCGGCAAGATTTTTAACTCTTATTTTTATTAAAAGATTTGTATATGGAGTGGCTTCACACTGAAAAACTCCTTTTGTATAACCATCAGATAACATATCGTACACATTTTTATCATTTAGGTCAATTGTAAGAAGATCTATCTTTGTTTTATCTCTTTTTTTAACAATGTCTATACAATCTTTAATTACGCTTAAAGTTTTTAATCCAAGAGCATCAATTTTAATAAGTCCAATCTTTTCAGCCTCTTCCATATCAACACCAACAACTGGAATACGTTCATTAGACCCTGGAGAGGAACGAGTTTCCATTGGAGCGTGTCTAAAAATTGGCTCTTTGCTTGTTACAATACCTGCAGCATGAACGCCAGTGCCACGAATTCGACCACGAAGTTGTTCGCCGTATAAAATTACTTCTGGATATTTTTCACGAAACCATTCAGAATTTTTAGAAGTTACAAAATTATCCCATGTGTCAACAGTTTTTAAAACTTTATTAACATCCGAAAGAGGAATGTTTAGTGCACGAGAAACATCTCTTACTACCCCTTTGTCTTTAAACTCTAAAAAGGTAGCAATTGAAGCAACATGTCTATATTGTTTAACAAGATAATCTTTGACTTCGTCGCGCCTTGAATCTTGAATATCTGTATCAATATCAGGAAAGTCATTACGCTCTGGATTAATAAAACGGAAAAACAATAAATTATTTTGTATAGGATCAATTTCAGTAATTCCAAGTAAATAACATAATAAAGATCCAGCAGATGATCCACGACCAGGACCAACCATAATATCTTCTTTTTTAGCCCAGTTAATCATATTGCTTACTACAAGAAAATATGGTGCAAATTTTTTATCACGAACAATTGTTAATTCTTCATCAAGTCTTTTTTCATATATATCATTACCAAGCCAATTACTATTAAGTTTATATTTTTCAAGATTTGCAAATGCTAAATTTGCTAATTCTTGATCTGGATTTTTATATTGAACTGGTAAAAGATTTAAACCAAATTTTAAATTATAATCTTCTATTTTATTTGTTATTTCTAGTGTTGATTCAAACATTTCTTTATCTATAATTCCATGTTTGGCCATAGCATTACTTATTTCTTCATAAGAAAGCAAATGAATATTAAACGAACGGAAAGACATTTGACGATTTGAACCATACAAATAATCAAGACGATCCATCATATTTTTTTGTTTTTTAGATTTTTCATATGTAACATCTTTTTGTAATTTTGTATGAGTATTAAGAATTAGCATCATTTCTTGAATAATTTTTTGATCAACTGTAGAATGATGACAATCTGGTGTAACAACAATTTTTACTTTATATGCCTTAGCAAGTTCAATAAGCGACTCATTTATTTCTTTTTTGTTATGTGGCATAATCTCAATATAAAAATCATCAATAAAGTTTTCTTTAAACCATTCAATATGTTTTTTTGCTTCTGCGTATTCTCCCAATTCAATTGCTTTTGCTATAAGCCCACTTATACAACCAGATAAGACAATAATGCCCTCTTTATATTTCTGTAAAACCTCAAAATCAATTCTTGGTTTTTTATAAAAACCTTCAGTCCAACCAATTTCATTTAGTTTATTTAAATTTTCTAAACCCTGTTGATTTTTAGCAAGAAGAATAATATGAAAATAATTAAGATCAAGCGGACCAGTTCTGTCAACTTTGTCACGCTTATCAAACCTATTGTATGCAATATATGCTTCTGTACCAAGAATGGCTTTAATACCTGCCTCTTTACAGATACGATACATTTCGCGATGCCCTGACAAAGTACCGTGATCTGTAATTGCAATTGCAGGCATACCTAGTTTAACTGCACGTTCTACATATTCCTGTGGAGTAGCCACACCATCCATTAAAGAATAATGGGTGTGGACATGAAGTCCAACGTAAGACACTATTTAATTACCACTCAATATTTGATGAAGCAACAGATGGTGTATCAAAACCAAGATAAAATGCTTCTTGCTGAGCATAAGGAATTTTATTAAGAGCCTTTTCTATTACGTATGGCTCAACCTTTGACCAGTCAAATGGTTCTTTGTCTGGAGTTCCTGGAATTAATGTGTAACTTGTTTCAGTACCTTGGCCGTTTCGCTTTAATTTCCATGTGAGATTTGAAATGCTACCAGTTTCAAGTGCATACTCACGAATTGTATTAAATGATGATTGTTTGCTTACGCCCATAGCCCAAATTGCAGTGTATGGCTGTTCAATACCATCATCAACTAAAACGTTGCAGTAAAAACGAAGACGTGCTCTCCAGCCAGCCTTTGGATCTTTGCGATGCATTTCTTCTGCCCAGTCACGACCTTCTGAATCAATTGTGTCAAGAGCACGACGCTTGTAATCTTTTGGATTTGTATGCTCTTTAACTACCATAGCAAGACCGCGAGTCTGGCTGTAATTTGAAGAATCTTCATCTAATTCTTCAACAAAACGAATTTTTGCTGATTGTCCGTCTGCCAACTTAAGCCAACGAACTTTGTTTCCTTCATATTTTGGTTTATCAACTAAAGCGCTGATATTTTTTAACCCTTTTACTATTGTCATTTTTCTCCCCTTTTTTATTCTAGCATAGCGACTATTGAATTGTCAAACTTATAATTTAGTTTTTTAATTTCTTCATCGCTCATTTCGCCTATGTCTTTATATTTTTTGTCAATGTTTACAACAGCGACTTTAGAACCTATTTTACCTACAATACGCTCTGTCATAATAGCCCCCGCTTCATCATTGTCTGCTACTAGTATAACATCACTGAAATACTTTTCCAATAAATTCATCTGAGTAGATGAAACATTAGCCCCTAGCGTAGCAACTGAGGGGAAACCTACCTGATCTAGCCTAATTGCATCAAAAGAAGACTCTACAATATAAACAAACTTAAATGATCTAACTCTGTGCAAATTAAATAATATTTTTGATTTTTGTAGTCCTAAAGTATTTTTAAAATCTTTACCTTCAATTGATCTGCCTACAAAACCAATAGTAATTCCATCTGGAGACTGAACTGGTATAGTCACATAATCCTGTTTTTGAGAATATCCCAAACCAAATTTTTTAACAGATTCTTCTGTTATTCTACGACTATAGAAATAATTCATTGCTCTAGGTGATTCTATTGCTTGATTATTTAATCTTTTAAGCAATACCTCGTCAAATTGCACAAATTCAGGTTCAACGTTTAATTTTTTATCAATTAATTTAACAATATCCGTTTCAATATTTTTTTGTCTAATGTATCTAGCAGATTCAAAATAAGATCTCTTTGATACAGCCATAATGAATTCTGTAAGATTTTTGCTAGTCTGACAACCAAAACAAAAAAACAAACCCTTTTCTTTAGATACCGTTCCAGCAGGAGTTCTGTGATTATTATGAAACGGACAAAATATCATGAAATTACTTTCAGTTTGAGAAACAATCTCAATTCCAACTCCGTTTAATGCTCGTTCCACCTGTTCTTCATTATATATTTCATTAAACATTTTTTGCCTCAAAATCTTTATATCTGTAATAACCTTTATCAAAATCTACTTGAACTAAAAAGTCTCCCATAAAACCATTTCTATTTTTTCTAAATGCACATTCAATGATATCACTATTTGATGCACGACCAAGAGCAAGAACCCAATCTGCATCATATGCAATTTGTCTTGACCACGCTGTTTGACCCAAAGTTGGCACGGTATTTAAATTAGTAACATCATCAGGAGTAGCAGAAGAAATAGCAATAATTGGAATCTCTTCACTAATAGACATAAGTTTAAGTTCACGAGATAGGCTTTTCATTCGTACCGTTTCATTTTCTGATTTTTGGTTTGGACTCATGAGTTGCAAATAATCAACAACTACAAAGTTTGGTTTGTATTGATCTACCTTTCCACGAATAACATGTGGTGTAATTTCTCCACCACTGTCATTTGAAACAATATAAAATGGTGGTTTATTTTTAATTTTATCTTCATGCCATTTTTTAAGCACATCTGTCTCTGCTTCGCCATTGCACAATTTTCTGTGAGACCACAAGCCCTCTCCCATAATTGCATATACACGATTGCGGACCTCTACTTCCGACATTTCAAGACTTATAATTAATGGAGTCTTGCCCTGCTTCCATGACTCCACAGCAAAATATAAGGATAACCAAGATTTACCAATTCCTGGATAAGCCAAAAAAATACCAAGTTGACCTGGCATAATTCCAGAAGGAAGATAATTATCAAATCCTGGCAAACCAGTTTTAATACCTATTTTACCAAGTTGTTGTTCTTTACGAACATTTTCAAAATATGCTATGGCAGACTGAATATCTGTTGCATCAATATCACGAACTGCAGCAGTGTTCTTTTTTAACTCTGCCGTTTTTGTTATCAAATCATTTAATGCGGCAACGCCATTACCAGCCTGTACCTGTGCTGCGGTAGATCTTAGTATGTCCTTGATGGTGTCATTTAAATACTCTAACTGCAACTCTTCTAGGTGATATTTGGTAGATCCAATATTATTTTCTGGCAAAAAGTCTCTAAACTTTTCTACCACTAATTCTAACGGAGGTACAGAACTATTTATTTCTGCATACTTGCGAATAAAAACCCATAAATCATTATGAGTGCGTAGTATAGAGTCAATATTAGCCTGTAACAAAATATGTATTTGTTTGTCTTTTAATAGCGCCGATATTAATTTTGATTCCGTATTACTCACTTAACCACCTTTTGCCCAACTCTCTGCGCTCCTGTCTTTCTTTTAAATCTTGTTCTATTGTTATCTTGCTATTTAAAATTTGCTGTGCATGATAACCAAAATAATTCCAAGTAGGATTTTGTGCTGTAGAAAAATAATATTCTAATAAATCATAACACGTGCCCAAGCCATAAGAGTCTAATAAAGCATCTGCGACCCACTGCTCAGCATTGAAATTTATTACAGACTTGGCTTCGTATTTTTGTAAATACAATTTGTTATATCTACTCAGCAAAGCCATTCGGTCTTTGCGCTTTGCCATATTATTGTGTCGGTATCTCTGATCTTGCTTCTCTAACTTTTTCAATTAGTTGAGTTTCAACTAATTTATATATACGATTTTGTGCCTGTATAATATCTTCATCTTGACGAGTACAATCTGTAATTCCTAGATCAACTCTTAGTGATTCAAAGTTGCCTAGATTTAAAGTATAACCTAGAGTTGCTGATACTCTTGCTGCTTCTGTTTCCACTATTCCCCCCAAAGGACTAGATTTTTTCTGACCAGACTGGAATAAATCTTCCGTCTTCTGTTCTTGTATATGTAAGTATACCATCACCAATTCTGCGTGTCAATTCTTGAGTTGTAGGCGTAATTCCATTTGTAATTAATTTATCTTTTCTAGGTCTGCCTAAATGATAACTTGCGAGTATATCACGAATTTCTTTTACTTGAGATTCAGAATAATATGCTCTAATTTGAAATCCTCTCTTTCCACCTTCTTGTGCCCCAAGCGGAGGCGGAATGATTCCTCGTTTTATTAAACTTGGCATATATTTTCTATGCCTATTGACAAGTTTAGCAGTTTCTGATACAGTAAATGCTCTTTCTCTATTTTTTCTAAAATCAGATCTTAAACAGGTTTCCAGTCTATCCTGAGTAATATTATAAAAAGTTACCATGCCAGTTGATCTAGAACTGTGATAAAATCTAACAAGGTTGTTATTTACAAACCAAATTTTTTTATTACCTTTAATTACAGGCTCGTTATTATAACCTTGGACCTCAATTTTTCTTGGTCCATAAGCCATGTGCCCTCCTTACTGCTTGACGGGGGATGAAAAAATTTTCTATATCCGCAAGTCAGGCAATATATTTCTAAATGTATTGAACTAGAATATTGTCTATCAACAAACATTCTACGATTGCATTTTGTGCAATAAAGAAACAAAAAATACCCCTCAGTTTGAAATACCAACAGCAATTATATTAACGTTTAGAGAAAGGTCTCCTGATGCGCCAAACCTTACAACCCCTTCTACTCTTGACACAGTAATTGATTTTAAAATAACTGTAACATTTTGTCCAGCAGGAGTATTTCCAATATTAACTGGTGTTGCAGTAACAATTGGTGGAAATTTAAAATCTGTTTTGAAATTATATTCAAAAGTTTTTTCGTTACCAGCGCTTACTGTTGAGTTGTTTGCCACCTCTCTAAAACCACCAACAATTTGTAATTCAGAAGTTTTTAAGTTTTGTTGTGCGGCAGTAGCCGTGTCAATAGTACTATTTTTATAAGTAGCAGAAGACACCTGTGTAGATATATCATTAATTGTATTAGCCAATTCGTAAATATATGTTACGTCTAAGGGTTGACCTCGTTCTGGTAGTGGTATTTTAGCCATTATTCTCCTTCATTCAATTATATCAGTTATAGCGAAGTTGTGTTAGATTCAAAAATAGTGAGTGTTTCATTTCTTTCTTTAACTGCTCCAGCGATTTGCACTGCAACCCTAACATTGCTCGTTGCTGCTCCTTTTAAAAATAGGTATGAATTAGTTGAGGTTGTGCCGTGATAAGAATATGATCCTCCATCAAATTTTGTAAAAATGTCATAAAAAGGTCTGTTTTCTTCATTTCCCCAAATTGTTGTTATTGCAGACCCGCTAACAGCAATGGTGCCACTTACTGCATTTGGTGTTACAGAATCGACAGTAAATATTGGTGACCAGTGAGAGATTCTGTTTTTATCTTCTGAGATAATTCTAAATCTAGCAGAATAAACATTATCAGACTGTACTGGGGGAAGTTGATTTTTTAGAATTCTTAATACTTTATTAGCCATTATGAAACTCCTATTGAAAATCTGAACTCTACATAGTTATTTGTATTTGGTGATTTAATAACTGTTTCTGCATCTGTATTTTTAACAACTGTATATCCAGTTAAACCATAAAGAGGATTTGTAGTAGATGTATTTTCTAGTCTTAAGGCATCTAAAGCAATATAATAATCATCTGATGGGCTTGAACTAACTTCTACTGATGCATATATTCTTACAATATTTACTACATCCCAGGTAAAACTAGCACTTTTAAATAGTTCTTGAATTTCTTTTGAAATTACGTAATATCTATTTGTTGTAAAATCAACATCATCTACCCCATCTTCTAATTCTATTTTTAATCTAGCATATTGATTATCTGGCGCAGAAAAATCAATTAAAATTTTAACTTTGTCTGGAGATGCTCCAGAATCTCCATTTTTATTTATTAAAGAAAAAGCAAACCTTAGTTCGTCTGTAGGAGCATTTTTTGTAAAATCAACAGCAGTGCCAATTCCAGTTAATCCAACATATTCTGATCCAGCCTGCACAGCAAAACCAGAAGTTGCTGATGCTGTTAATTCTGAAGTATCTCCCTGAAGAACTATAATATTATTAAAGAAACGACATCTTTCGTATATTTCATTTCTACCATCTTTAAAAAAGATAGCATTATCTGCATTTGTTTGAAATACAGAATCTTCAACTGCAATAACATTATCATCATTTGGATCGTCTAGGGGTTCTGAAACTAAATCTATTGCAACTGCAGAAGTACCAGAATAGTATTGCCATCCTTCATTTGCTGTAAAAGCAAAAATTATTTTACTATCATATGCTCCTGCGGAAGGATTTGTTCCAGCAGAATATATTCCAATCTCAGAAATTTCATATCGTTCTTCTGTTGGTAATTCTGCTGTAAGGACTAATTTACTTACTCCACCTTCTGTTACAAATCCTCTTGAAGAGATTGGAACACGAAACATTTCAAGATCAAGGTTTTCTTTTGCTGAGTAGTCTCCATATGAATCTCCTGTTTCTAGGGGCTGTGGACCACATCCTATGGCTATGTAAGAGGCATAGGCAGGGGCCTGACCAAGCAGGTATTTGCCAATAATATTCTTACCAGTATTAGTTATCATTATTCATTAAACTTCCGCCTCATATATTGTACCACTTTGACTAATTTCAACCTCTAATTGTTGATCATCTTCTAAATTATCAAGTTCTATAATTAAATCTCCAGTCTCTGTTTCTATATAAACATATGCTCCAGAAGGCCCATCGCCTTCTCCTTCACCTAAAATATGATTTTCTAATTTTATAGGGAAATTAATAAAATATTTATCAGAGGTATCTTGAAGACTAAGTATGTTATTTGGATTATACTGTTGTTGAATAGATGTAAGATTTTTTATTGGTCGATATGAAACGGTTTGTCCATTAATAGTGTCATTTCTAGCAATGTTTAATAACTCTTGTCCACCAATGTCTTCAAATATTAAATCTGTCATTAAATCGATAGGAATTGTGTCTTGATCAATTACAAAAGTATCTAATGGAGCAGTTTTAATTGGTGGTTTAACAACTTCTGTTTTAATTTCTGGTAATTTAGGTGGAGTTGGTGAGGGAGCATCAACAAGAGAAGTAAATAATCCGCTGCCAGTTGAAGTACCGCCGCTGCTAGTTGAAGTACCGCTGTCACCACGGTCAACCACCGCTGCCCTTTTTACTCCTGTTAAAGGATCAATATCTGGATTAGCAGCAAAGTATGCATTAGCCTGTGCCTGAAGTCTTTCAGACATTGCATTCATTGTTGCTTGAGAATTAACAGATGAAATTGTTGCTTGAGAATTAACAGATGAAGTATTAAGTTTTGGAGTAACTGTAGGTTGAACTAATTTACTACCACTTGCTCCTGGTCCACCACCTTTGGGCAACGCCCCTTCTGGTCTAGTTGCGCGAGCGGCTGGCAAAATAAGGGGAATTCTATCTTCTCTTTGATTAGAGGTAATTATTTTAGGTTTGCCCCCACCTGAATTTTCGCTTGGCATTTTACACCTCCACTAAATATGCTGTCATGTCTGGTCCTGAAGTATTTCTAGAATACTCAATATTATACACAACATATTTTATATTATCTGCAGTAACTAAGTCAAGATTATCTTTGTCTTTATAATTTACTGTAACCAAATCTCCTATTTGTAAAGTTGGAATAGAAAATAAATTAACTCCTATTGTTTTTTTAGGATCTTTAACTTTACTTATAATCCAACCAAGCAAATCTTCAGCATCATCTTGAGTTTGTATATACGGACTTTCTAAAGAAAACTCGTTTTTACCATATATCAGTCTGCTTAATTTTATTTCATCATATCTTAATTGTTCTACCAAAGCAGATGTAGTCTGCGAACTGCCTTGAAATTCAGGATCTGACAAGTTACTTTTCTTTTTAAAATATTCATCTACGGTTAATTCAAGAGTTGTA